AATCCCACAAGTATTTCTGGTCTTTAGAATAATCTTTTTATTCTTTTCAAAAGCGACTCTGTGAGGACCACTCCGGTCCGGTCTATCCTGGGGGGTATTCATCTAGGGAGGGGGGTCCTTTCTTCTTAGGGGAGGGGGATTGGTATTCTCAAATATACCCCCTCGGTATCTTTCAAAACAGGGGTGTTTTTAGTGCACCCTCCCCCTCTTGTATTTAACATATCTTATATTTTGTGACTTTCGACAGAATATGGTTCAGCCCAATAATGACAATGGGTTTCTAGTATTTCTTCTTTGTCCAATTTACTATTTCTCAATATGATAAATAAGTGTGTTTTTAATACGTAAAAGTAAGCATACTTTCATCAATTTCATCTTGATTATATCCAATATAATCTAATGTAATGTCCGGTGCAGAGTGATTAAGTATTTGCATTAAAATAGCTATATTCCCATTTTGTTTATAATGATGATAACCAAACGTTTTTCTCATCGAGTGTGTTCCGATGTGTTTGAGTCCCGAATGTTTAGCTGCATCATTTAAGAATTGATACACAGCCACTCTTCCGATGTGCTTAATGCTTACTCCGTCACCTCTAACTTTTTTTCTACTCGGAAAAAGATAGTCATAACTTTCAAGATGATTTTCTTTTATATAACGATTCAAAGCCTTCCGTAATTCTGGATTCACTGCAAATTTTCTTATTTTACCAGTTTTTTTCTCTTTGATCTCAATTCTATCTTGAGATACATGTTTCACTTGAAGAGGAACAATGTCGCTTACTCGTAAACCTGAGTATATTCCCACTAAGAAAAGAATATAGTTTCGTTCACTCTTTGATTTTAAATAATTCTTCATTCTATCAATATCGTCTAGCTCACGAATTGGTTCTACTTTCTTCACAAAGCCACCTCCAATCTACAAGAAAAGACAGGTTGTGCCTGCCTTTACAATCATTTCATAATATAATTTTAGCACATAAAATCATATATCCACTCCGAACTTACTCCGAATTTACTCCAAAAAAACTCCAAGTTTACTCCAAAATCTCAACCTGTTCACCATTGCGATATAACTCTGCAAATGCCATCAGAGACTTATCTAAGATGTCGTAATATGAACTTTCTGAAAGAGACAAGTCCATTGCGATTGTTTCATCCTTCTTGCAATTCCACTGAAGATACTTCTCAAAAAGTATCCTACGATAGAGGGGATCATGTAATCTACTGACAGCTTGCTCAATTGCATCCAGCTCAATCTCTGCATCAACTTTTCGGATAGCCAATTTTTCAACTTGACTATCTCTCACGCTTGATGGATTTCGTGGCATGAATGAGTAGGTGGTGGTCACTCTCTGACCATCAGTATCATTTGCGACTCTTCTCCAACGAGGATATCCTTTTAGAATCCTTTTGGCATTCTCTTTCGTTTTTATTTCATTTATATCAGGAAAGAAGGGCATCGCTCACCTCGTTTCTATGCTATTTATATTTTAATCATGATTTGTAATCACGCCACCGGCTCCATTAACAGTAACCCAGCCATGCTTCTCTCTGGCTTCTGCTTCTTTCATACGGATAAGGTTGTCTGTGATTGAGTCTGACTTAGCTTTGTTAGCTTTAGCTTCTCCTTCTGCTTTGATGATGCCAGCATCCGCTTCAGCTTGTGCTTGAACCTTCTTAGTATCCGCTTCGACCTTAGCTTTTTCCTGTTCCTGTTTAGCTGTGTCAATTTCCTTCTGTTTGACAGATTCAGATTTAATTGCTGCTTCAATCTCATCTCCTGCATCCTGATCAGTTATTGTGAATGAAACAAATTCAAGATCATAAGATTCAAATTTTTCTTTTAGCGCCTTGTCAATCTCTTCATAGACTTCTGTCCGTTTATTTCCAAGAATATCATAGATGTCATAATTACCAGTAACCGACTCGATAGCTCTCTGTACTGCTGGAGCAATTACGCTCTCATTAACATTCTCCAACTTCGTATAGTTTGAAAATATCGTCATAGCCTTTTCTTTATTAACACGATACTTCACATCAATGTTAGTATTCAGCCATTGACCATCTTTTGTCTGAGTTGTGATTTTTTCCATCGTCTTCGTCTGAACTGAAGTCGAAAGAGTATAGACGGTATCGATGAAAGGAATTTTAAGATGATAACCTGTTTGTAGGGTGTTTTCTTGAACACCTCCGATTGCACTGACCTTTACTCCAACCGTATTAGCTGGGATGCGCTTCACAGCAGTTCCCCTAAAAATTCCTAACGAAGCGATAGCAACAACCGTGATGATGCCACCTTTTGCAATTTTTGTAAGTTTAGTTTTCCCTGTTTCGTGATCGTATTGTGTAAACATTGTTTTTACTCCTTTTTTTAAATCATTTTTCCTTCAAATACTAATGTAATCGTCCCTGTCCCATCTCTATGCTTAGAGACCAGCGCTCGACAATCTGAACCATATTCAACACCATCAATCGTGATACTACGCTTTATCTTGTCAACATTGATGATGGATCCATTTGATGTCTTAATTCTCATGTTCCATCTCCTCAATCAACCAATCCAAATTCTTGCGTGCTTTCTTCTTTCTGAGTTAGAATAGCTGCAATCTCTTTGTATGTTGGCTTGATTACATACATGAACTTATCGGCAGTTAGTTGCTCTGTTAGATGCTCTGTCATTTCATCGTTTACAAATACTTTGCTAAAGAAATCATCATTTTTCAAAACGCTTTTGATACAATCAACATTTATCGTGATAGGTTCTTTCTCCTCACCATGTTTAAACGGCACTAGTTGAATAAACTTTGTCATCCATTAACCTCCCAAAGCTCGGGATTTTCGTAAATATTGCCGATGACTTCACATCTCATGTAAGCTAAATAAAGAGGATTCCATTCTGCATTTCTCTTTTGTAATTCATCTACAAATCTGTAAATAAAACTTGCATAAGAGCCATGCCAGCTTACAAGCGCTTTTCTGCCTTTGTAATCGACTATATCCCCCTCAAAGATTTCCTTTTCGTTCTTGTCTTTGAGTCCTGTTGATTGCATGAGTTTAATTTCATCAAACTCTACTGACATTTCTGTACATCTTTCAGTATCTCCCTGCTGACAGATATCTACGAATTCGCTATCAAATGAAATGTTAGTTACATCACACATCCATTTCAATGACTTTATCCATGCTCTATATCTTGGTATCATAATTTCACCTCAGCCCCAACTTTCACATTATCCCACTGCTCCTTCGTAACCACGAACACCCCGTAATCACGAATCGTAAGCGTGTATAGCTTTCCGTGTCGTCCTTTCTCAAGGACTCTGCCTTTGATTTCTACGCCTGCGTTATCCGCCTTGTAGATAATCATCGGCTTCTTCTCTTCCAGATTCCGAATCCTGTCCATCTGCCAAATATTTAATCCAGCAGACACTAGAATCCATGTAACTATGAATCGTTTCAATCTGTGTCCTCCTCAATCTCAATTCCCTCACAATCAAATACCCATCCAAAGCCGGCTTCTTCTAGTTCTTTGCGGGTGTGTTTGGTTCTATACCCACTGACTTCGTTTTCTGATGCAAAAAAATATTCTTTGGATAATAAAGCTTTATTAAGATAGCGACCATATCCAGGAACTCCTTTCACCATAACCGTATATTTCGGTTCTTTCTCGACCTCGTAGCCGTCAAGCCAAGCGCGAGTGACTTTGTTGTAAGCATCCTGTTCATTCACCAACCACTCATTGTATTGTTTGTTGAAGTTTTTTTCTCTAAGTGCATCATACAATATAGCGTTCTGTCCCTTGTAATACTCGATAATTTCCGCCACAAACTGCGGGATCACTGGTTTATTCAATTCTTGCCGAATCTTATCAGCATCTTTCAATTGATTACCAACCCACTCTCCATCGAACTTGCCCTGCTCGTAACCTTCACGCCATTTTGCATGACAAAAATCTTGTTCAAATTCGCTCATAATAGCCTTCAGCCAAACTTCACGATCATGCAATGGCAATTCTCGCAATCGAGCTAGTATGTTCTTGACATAACGAGGCGCTTCGTCTGCGTGACCTGTTTCTGGTTCGTCTAGTTTAGAAACAAGTTCTATCATCGCGTCTATCTCAATATATTTTACTTTGTTTCCAAAAATTTTTTTTAAGCCTTCTATCCGTTCAATCAATTCTTTTTTATTCATCTTCCAACTCCTTTATCTTATCTTCCAGCTCTTTGTTCTTTTTCCTCAACAAATCACGCTCAAGCGCTCTAATCCGTCTCTTCCGCGCATCACACGGTTTCGAATCCTCGATTATCTTTTCTTTGTTTTGCTCGATTGTGCGTTTCAGTCCGTCGATCAAGGCCTGTTTAGTGTACTTCATTCAAATACCTCATTGATATCTGCCCTCTTCAAATGGCAATTAATCGTCTAGACCTGTCTGGGTTTGTACGACGTTGATAGGTAGGGGTGTTGTAGTAATGGATCGTGCTTACTGATACACCCGTCAATTCAGCCAACTCCTGTGCTGTCCCTATCCCTAGTAATTTGTCGCCTTTGTATAAGGCATACGTTTTAGGTTGTGGCATTGTTCTACCTCCTAGAACGGCAAATCATCATCTGAAATATCCATTGGCTCGCCTTGGCCATAACTTGGTGGCATCTGATTTTCCATGCTTGACTGATTCGCAGAATTATCTTTCTTCTCAAGAGTTTGAAAACTCTCGGCAACCACTTCCGTCACATAGACACGTTGTCCTTGCTGATTATCATAACTACGAGTCTGGATGCGACCCGTGATTCCCACAAGAGCGCCCTTTTTAACCCAGTTTGCAAAATTTTCAGCTTGCTTACGCCACATGATACAATTAATGAAGTCAGCCTCTCGCTCTCCGTTTGCGCCTTTAAAATTCCGATTGACTGCAAGGTTGAAAGTCGCAACAGCAACATTTGACGGCGTGTATCGCAACTCAGGGTCACGAGTCAAGCGCCCAATTAACACTACATTATTGATCATCTTTCTTTTCCTTTCTTCCTGCACGTTCCCCGATTAAATATCCTAAAAACATCCATAAAATAGCCATTCCAAATTCTTTAATAAGTTCAATCATTTATTTCCTCCTGAAAAAGTTGCTAGATAGTAACAATCCTTAGCACCGTAGTCGAATCGTGTTGTTCGTTTGCCTATATGCTTCTGAAATCTTGGGTGAGTGATAGCTGAGAATGCCCATTGATGGTCTTCCATCCGCTCAATCAGATCATCAACGTTATTAAACGTCCCAAGAAAAAATTGACAGTGCCCGTTATAGACGAAGTAAAGATTTAACATCAATACCTCCTATCCTTCATCCCAGCAGGATAAACAAAGCATCTGCCTGTCGCTCCCTCAAAAATGCGACTTGATAAGGCACCATTCCCAAAATCATCCGAGTAAAGCTCTTTAATCTCCTCACTACTCAGATTCGTGTTGATAATCGTATTGGTCCGATTATCCAAGATCTTGAACAATATCTGATGAGCCCACTCATTCCGCCTCGTGTCAGCCTTGCGACTCTCTTTTCCAAGGTCATCCAGGAAGAGAAAGTCAACCTCAGACAGTAGCTTGACCATCTTGGCTTCTGAGAAGCCATTGTCAAACTCAAAGCTTTCTCGAATCTTATCAAACAATGCCACTACTGACACAAAGAGCACGCTTTTCGGTTCATCATAAGACTTGAATTGCTCATTCAGAAACCGAGCAAATCCATAAGTCAGATGACTCTTACCAACACCAGAAGGACCAGTGATGATAGCATTGCCAGTCTCACCTTTAGCGTAGTATCGCTCCAACCGCTTCACAAAATTCACAGCTTTTTCATCAATATCCACACGAATCTCATAGTCATGTAGTGACTTGCTTGCAAGCTTGCTTGAAACGATGCTATCGCGAGCGAAAACCTCATAAGTATCCGAGAGCTTACTCTTGACCTCGGATTCCATATTCAACTGCTTTTCAAAGAGACGGATGTTCTCTTTCTCGCACTCAGGACATTGACTGATTTCCTCAACCTTGCCATTGATTGGAATTTTAACAGACCAAAGATGGCATCCATGGATTTCACAGACATCATCAAGAACCGTTCTAGTTCTAAATTGTTTAAACTGTTTCATCTAAAACCCTAGCCTTTCGTCAACTGCTGATTGGAACGACTGAGCTTTGCGAGGCATAGGCTGATTTAAATAATTGTCCATCTTATTACCGAAAAGCGTTTGTGGTTGCAGATACTGCTCGTATTCTGTACCTTTCCACTTAGCGACCATAATATCCACAACCTTTTTAAAATCTTCAAGGACATAGCCTTCCTTGAGTCTTGCCTTGATAAATTTTTGATGACTAGCAGTGTCAACCTTAAAATTCTTCTTAGCTTTCAAATTGAGATAAGAAATAACTTCCTTACAAATTGACAATTTATTATTGTTATTCTCAGTCTTAGTATTCTCAGTCTTGATTGTGTGTACTTTTTGCACTTCCGAAAGTGTATTTTCTACACTTCCAAGGTGTACTTTTTGCACTTCCTGAAATGTACTTTCTACACTTCCGTTAAGAGCATCAAGATAAATACGGTTTGGTAAGTTCATACCTTGTCTGACTTCCGTCATTAGACCAGCATCTTTCAATTCCTTTTTGATTTTGATAATCGTCTTGTTGCTATTGCAATTTAAGTCAATCATCAACTGTTCGTTTGTGTAATACTGGAAAACGTTCCCCTCTTTATCATGCCATCTATTTTTTAAAGATAGTTCTAACCTATCGAATAGAAGCATATAGAGCATTTTAGCGTTATTGCTCAATGTCTTATATTTTTCATCATAGATGAATGGCTTTGGAAATTTGAAAAACGATAAGAAACCAGTGACTTCACTTTTTTTAATCATTTCTACCCCTCCACACTTGAAAATTTTGTGTATTCTTTGTGAAAATACAACTTCACTGTACCGAGACTACCGTGCCGATTTTTTTCTAGGATCAGTTCTGTTACGTTGTTTGATTCCTGACTGTCTGCCTGTTCCTTCTGGTAATAGGCCTCACGATACAAAAAGGCTACAATATCAGCATCTTGCTCAATCGAGCCAGACTCTCGCAAATCTGCCAACATCGGGCGCTTATCTTGTCTCTGTTCCACTGCACGGCTTAATTGAGATAAGGCAATGACAGGTACTTTCAAATCCTTTGCTAATATCTTCAATTCCCTTGAAATCTCTGAAACGATCTGCTGACGATTCTCGCCCTTAGCCCCAGTTATCAACTGCAAGTAGTCAATGATAATGACACCCAGACCGCCCATTTCCTGAGCAAGCTTTCGAGCATTTGAACGTATCTCTGGAATCCGAATCCCAGCAGTATCATCCACAAAGATAGGCGCATCATAGAGATTATTTTGAGCTTGCACAAGACGTTTCCATTCGTCCGTACTCAAATTCCCAGTCTTCAGATGATAAGCTGGAATCATGCCCTCTGATGCTAACATACGCTCGATCAGTTCCTCTGCGCCCATTTCTAGCGAGAAGATGACAGCGGGCTTTCTTTCCTTCGTGGCCACATACTTAGCGATATTCAGAGCCAATGCCGTCTTACCCATAGCTGGACGAGCAGCAAGGATGATAAGATTCCCTTCATGAAGGCCTGTTGTAATCTTATCTAGTCCGATAAATCCAGTAGACAGACCAGTCACGAATCCATCTGTCTGCGAACGAGTCTCGACTATCTGCATATGTGTATCTAGAATATCGGCCACATTACGAAATCCTGTCCCTGCATTTTGATTACTGATATCCAGTAGAGATTTTTCAGTTTTAGCAATGATGTCATCAATCGATACATCTCCTTGATAAGCACTAGATAACGAATCCGACAAGTCAGCGATTACTTTTCGGAGCGTAGCCTTTTCTTTTACAAGCTTCGCATAATGCTCCACATTTTTTGAAGTTGGTGTGGAGTTCACTAACTCGACAACGTAGGTGATACCACCGATATTTGAAATATCACCCTGATTAGTAAGAGCAGAGATCATGGTAGTAGCATCGATCGGCTCACCTTTTTCAAGTAATGACAGCATTGTTTTAAAAACAATCTTGTTGGCAGGCTTGTAAAAATCGTCAGGAGTCAATTCGTCTGCAAGTGATGTCATCGTTTCTGGTGAAATAAAGACTGCACCCAGAACCGACTGCTCTGCTACTAGATCATGAGGTAGTATTCTAAAATCTTCACTCATGCGCTATCCTCCCAATACTTCTCCAAATCCACAGTCATCACTGCAGCAAGGTTCTTTTGCTCGGTTAGGATTTGTCTGCGATAAGGCGCAAGACCAGCTTGTCGCTCCTCCTCATTTCGTGGCAAGTAATATCCGTTCGGCTTCATTTTCTTAGCTACGATAGGATGACCAAAATTGACACGCAAGCTCTCGATGATTTCTTCTACCTTACGTTTTGAGAGCCCAGTTTCTAACTCATTCATACTGCGACTAACACTCATGTCTTTGCCCTCCATTTTCTTGGATTTTGGCGAAAATCCATGGTCATTTCTTTGTAGAGCAAACGGCCATTTTCTTCCAAGAGTTTCGCATTTTGACTTCTTAGAAGGTCATTCTTTCTTGCTTCTTCCTGGTAGTCCTGAGCGAGCCTGTCATAATCTTCGATGCATTCTCTAAAAACTTGTGGTACGTCCTCAATCGATGAAGCGAGTCCTACAGGCGGCTGAGTGTCATAGGTGAATCTCCTGTCGCTATTTTTCAAGTTTCTTCGTACAACTTCTCTGAACTCTTCAGCTTCTTCAATGATAAACACTGTTTTTTGTTCAGTTTCTTCTTCATTTTTAGCAGTCAGTAACATCAGGATAAAGATCCCGATAAAGATTGACACTAAGCCTAACAACTGGCTTGATAAAGTTGGTTCTGTCATTTTGTTCTCCTTACGCTCTTAATTTTCGTACTTGTTTTTCTAACTCTAAAATCTCATAAACATCATTGACATCGTACATAATATCTTTCCCTTGTTTACGAAATCTTAATCCTTTACGTTCTAACTTCTTAATATAGCCATGAGTAAAGCCAAACTTCTTCATCAAAGCCTGTTGATTGATTGGCATACGATCATTCTCTAACTGCTCCTTGACCTGCTTTTCAGCAAAGGCCAATAATTGATTCGTGAACAATTCAGCACTTCCGCCGTCCAATCGTAATTGTAACGTTATTCCTTCCATTTTCTACATCCTCTCAACTATGCGGGCAAGCATTTTTGTGATATAATGGTTTAAATTGTTTAAGTAAGTACCTGATTTCCGTCAGGTGCTTTTTTGTCAGTAATCTTCTGCAAGCCATTCCATGGCTTTTTGGTAAATGCTCGGCTTTACTTCGCCACCGTTTCGTATTTTCCTGTAAGTAATTGGATTCACTCCAATTTCCTCGCTGGCTCTTTTAGCAGTCAAATTTTTGTCTGCTTGCTTTCGGCGGATTGCTTTTGCTTGTGTTGAGGTAATAAGCATTTTCCCCTTCCCCTCCTACTCCTCAAATTTCTCCCATGACTCGTTGATTCGCAACTTCTTGTTAATGCGAAGTTTCAAGTCGTCACTTCCTTTCCCATCTTTAAGCAACTGCGTGATGGCTGATGGAGTAACACCTACAACAATGGCCAAGTCCGTCTGTGACCATCCACGTTTTTCAATTCGCTCTTTTACAAGCTCAATCCATTTGCGATGTTGTTGGCTCATGTGACCTCCTCCTTTTATTTTTAATAGAGTTAAAGAGTTAGTAAATTATTTTATAAAACGCTTGACACTTTTTAGCGTATCTGCTAAAATGAAAGCATAATTAAAAACCTTGATAAAACATTATATCTATCAACTCATTTTGCTCGCCAAAGCTATTTATTTTTAGATAAGTTTTAACTTAGTTTTTTACTAACTCATTAACTTACAAAAACTATTTTAGCGTAAACGCAAAATAATGTCAACTACTTTTTGCGTATTTTGTAAAATATTTTTTGTCATGTCTTAGAAAGGCTGATAAATCAATGTTTTCTACTTTTGAAATCGTAAAAGATTTATGTGAAAAACAAGGGATTTCGCTAAATACTTTAGAAGATAAGCTAAAGCTAGGCAAGAATTCTTTGTATGGGTTGAAAAGGAATCAACCGTCTGCTGAACGGCTGCAACAAATCGCCGACTACTTCAATGTGTCCACGGATTATTTACTTGGTCGCACAGATAACCCTGCTATTGTAAAGGATGATACAATCGCAGGTTACACATCTGACGACCTCCGAAAAATGGCAGAGAATGCAAAAACATTCGATGGGAAGCCACTTACAGAAGAAGATATTGACGCGATTCAAAACATCATAGAAATATACTTGAGAGGTAGATAGCCTATGCAGATTGACGACTTTGTGAAATCTTGTGGAGTAACTCTTTACTACTTTGATAAAGATTTATGGCAACGTCCTGGCATTTATATCGAGGATATCAAAACCATCTTCGTAAATAACAAACTATCTGATGAAGCGATAAAACGTGTTGTCTATCATGAACTAGGTCACCTCTCTCACACTCCTGCTTTCTATAAGAATAATCATACAAGGTGTGAAAACGAAGCGAATCGCATTATGATTCATCAATTGATTGAGGAAGAATTGAAAAATTCTGATGATCAACAATCTTTTAACTATTTAAATTTTATGAAAAAGCACAAATTAAAAACCATCACAGATGAAGTAATGGTCATTGATGAATATTATTCATTGATTAGTTGAGTAGGGGTAGAATATGAAAATAGGAATGAGAACACCAAGTCTAAAAAAGAGCTTGAAAGCTAGAACTACCAGCAAATGGAAAAGACAAGCTAAAAAAGCCATTATCCCTGGATATGGGAAGAAAGGCGTGGGATGGATAAAGAATCCCAAGAAAGCCATGTATAACAAGGTCTATCATAAGACAACATTTGGACTTTCTGATTTGCTTAAACCGTCTAAAAAGAGAAAGAAAAAAGTAGTCACAAAAAAACAACAATCTATTTTGTCATCTAACAGTAAAAAGCAACATACTCCCAAAGACCATAAAGAAGCTGGTATTGTTCTAATGGTCTTAGGTGCAATTTTCCTATTTTTATTTCCACCTCTCGGCTTCTTCTTGTTCATTACAGGTTTTATAACTTACATTATTGGCCGTTTAACTACAAATCGAGAGAAAAAGAAGAAAATTGAAAATTACAGTCCACAGATTGATACAATTGTTTTCCGAGATGACTTCTTGTTAATGGGAACAAATTATCATCAAGAAGAAGCTGAGATTGCGGCTGATTTTCTTTCCAACGGTGTCCATTATTTTGGAAAAGATAATAAGAGCTTGAAATCTTATATGCTTGAAACATATAAACCTGTTTACAAATACAATAAATTAAAAACAGTAGATGTTCAACTATTACCAGAACCTTCAAATCCACATGATAAGAATGCTATCAAAGTTTTAGTGAATAATATCTTTGTTGGATACTTGCCTGCTATGATCGCATCACAAATTTCATCATACATATCTAATCCAAATTACAGATATGATGCAATCCTTACAGGTAGAGGAGGACCTTATAAAACACTTAATAGCGAAACTGAGAGAGTTATTTCTCGTGAAAAAGAATTGATGTATTATCTAGATTTAACAGTATGGCGTCTAGCCGGAAAATAACAAAAAAATCCCCACACTCTCCATCGCCAAACTTTGAGTGTGAGGATTCAACTTTCCATCTAGCAAGCAATGGAAAAGATGATAAAAAAATACAACTATAGTTTATCATAAGTTCTACACCTTTTCAACTATGCGGGCAAGCAATCGAAAAGAAAGGACTTTTTATGATAAAAAAATACATTACCAAAAAGGGAGAGACTAGATATCTCTTTCAAACATATCTAGGCATAGACCCAGCTACTGGAAAAGAAAAACGGACAACACGCCGTGGTTTTAAGACCATCAAAGAGGCAAAGGCTGCCGAACGCGATCTTCTCTTAGATGTTGAAGAGAATGGTTTTTCAAGTAATGCAGATTTCCAGAACCCTACATTCGCTGAAGTTGCTGAGCTATGGCTTGAAAGCTACAAGAGCACTGTAAAACCAACAACTTATCAGAACACTAAGAAGAAACTTAATGTTATGGTTGACTCATATTTTACAGATATGAAGATTCGGCAAATCAGTGTAGCTTATTGTCAAAAGGTTGCTATCAAGTTAAGTAAACGCTATATCCTATATGCTAATTACTACTCTGTCATCAGCCGTATTTTCAAGTATGCCGCTTCTCTTGACATCATTAAGTCAAATCCCTTAGACAAGATTATCAAGCCTAAAAATAAACCCTTAAAGGGCAAAGAAAACTACTATACAAAACAGGAACTAACCGAGTTCCTTAAAGTTTACAAAGCAAATTGTAAGCCAGTAGACTATACCTTTTTTCACTTACTCGCTTTTTCTGGATTGAGAACTGGAGAAGCAATCGGCCTCATGTGGTCAGATGTTGACTTTGAAAATAAACGGTTAAGCATTTCTCGCACGGCTGTTGTAATTGACAAAAGACAAACTGTCCAGGATCCTAAAACCAAAATGAGCAAGAGGGTTATCACCTTAGATGATGAAACTCTGAATGTTTTGAAACTCTGGAAACGACAGCAAATAAAAGAATATTTTCAGGCTGGTGTGCCTTACAAACATGATTCGAATTATATCTTTACAAATAATAGCGGTGGATGGCTTTTGGCTGCGACTATGAAAGTGAAACTTAGCAGATTCTTTCGTAAACACAATAAACTTAAAAAAATTTCGCCTCACGGATTTAGGCATACACATGCTTCTCTCCTTTTTGAAGCTGGTGTTGCAGCAAAAATTATTTCAGATAGACTCGGTCACAATAATGTCCAAATCACTCTTGATATGTATACCCACATCAATGATAATCAACGTGTTGAAGTAGTTGACCAGCTCATGGATTTCATCCGCTCCAGCTAAAAGTAAAGTCGTATTCAATATCGTATTCACTTTTGGTTAACACGCTAGAAGTCCACTGTTTTCAAAGGATTAGCAAGCTATGTACTATTTATGGTATAAGAATTTTGTGTTTACAATTGATTTTCGTCGCTTATCAATAGTTTGTTTTTTTGCATGTTTTCTTTAAAATCATTTCCGTTGATTTCCGTCATTTTTTTAAATCGTATTCATCTTCGTATTCATTTTTATACCATATTTGCCCGCATAGTTGAGAAGGTTACAATTTAATTCCTAATAGTTTGCAAAAGGATCAGTGAGTAATTTCACTGTTTTTTTCGATTTTCAGAGAAATAGCTTGGATTTCAAATCCAACCTTTTCGGACCAAACAAAAAAAGCCGCAAGCTACTGCCTGCGGTCTAGTGTAATAATTTTTTATTCTTTCTGTTTTTAAATTTATTTTGTAGTAACGAGCCCGTTAGGCTCAACAGTAAACTCTGGCTTATCTGCCATTGTTCCGTCTGATTTAAGGTAGTACCAACCTGTGCCATCTGCCGACTTGACAAACTGATTGGATTTCATATCTCCATCCTTAGCATCGAGATAATACCAATATTCCTTGTACTTAACCCAGCCAGTCTTCATGGCTCCTTCTGTATCGAAGTAATACCATTTACCATCGATTTTCTTCCAGCCAGTGGCCATGGCTCCTGAAGGGTCTAAATAGTACCATTTGCCGTCTGAATGCTTCTTCCACTTATCCGAGAGCATATAACCAGAACCGTCAAAATAATACCAGGTGCCATCGATTTTTTCAAATTTCTCTTTTGGATAAGAGCCATCTGAACGTACATACCACCAACCAGTAGAATTTTCTTGCCATCCTTTTTTAACTTCAAGACCGTTCTCAATATCATGCTTGAATTGTTCTCTACTAATTCCCCAGCTTGCTAGATAAGGATATGGGTCAACGTGGTCGCTATAATTATTAGGTTGATTGTTGGTGCAGTATTCATGCGACTTAATACCTTCTAATGCGTCCGAATCTAATGTTTTAGGAAGACCTGCTTCATCTGCTAGATTTCGTAGTAATTCAATGTACAGACGGTAATCTTCCATGAACTCTTCTTTGGTAGAATGACTTTCGATCAGTTCGACTGCTGCGTAAGATTCATAATTCCACCCGCCACCAACGTCGTAAGAGCCGTTATTTACTGGTCCTACTTGCATGACACGTCCATTGCCGACAACATGTGAGAAGAAGCCAGATTCGACAGGTCGGCGCATATGGTAGTCTGCTTCATTTTGGGCAGTTGAGTTTTTATTTCCAGTAGAATGAGCGTGAATTTGACGATAAGGGGCATAACCAATCTGAGGAAGTCCTTCTCTGTACCTACTTGTATCAATATCCATTACTATTCCCCTTTCCAGCTATCGTTCATTTGCTTGACTGCTGACTCGACGAATGTGTCTAAGTCCTTGTCAGTCATGCTGATGTTATATTTTGACAACTCTGCACGAATCTTAGTTCGTGCCTGTTCCAGTTTCTCCTCGCCCTTGTAGCCAGTTTCAGCAGATACCTGCTCAACTGCATTGACCGCATTCTTAGCAAGGATTTCAACAATCTTAATTGTCTTTTCTCCACCTTTTTTGATAAGGTAATCTTTGACTGCTTTAACCACAATCCCAATCAAAATGATTAGAATGCTAATCGCTCCGTTTGCGATAATTTCATTGATTTGTTGCATTTATATTTTCCTCCACAATTTCCAATGCTAGAAATTTTTCATACAGTACCTTGATGGCTCCATTGCCACCAAGCTCGACATAACTTTCATAAAGACGAGACAATTCCTCAATCTCATGCTGATTGGTATTGCCTCGTCTAATTGCTTTTTTTAGGTTTTCTTGCAATCGAAAACGCTGTAATCTTTGAAGACCTTTTCCAATAACGCTCAAGCCTTTGCTATTATCTTTGCCGATAGCCTCAACATTCGAGACTGTCTTTTCAATGGCGCTAATTTTATCAGATAAGAGACTGATTTGTTTGTCAGTCTCTTTTGTATTCTGAGTGCTTTTGAAGGAGAAATAGCTAGGGATGATCACGATTAGAATCGGACTCAATTTATCCAGAAATGTTAGTAATTCCAATCAGACCACTTCCAATCTACTGTGCAGGAACTCGAGTTGTGTCAAGATCACTTCCATTCTTTTGGCCATCCCACTTCCAGATTGCAAGAAGACCATTTTGAGATGGTCTACCTTCAAGTTGTTTGAGAGATTCGCCTTTGTAGGTGAAAATCTGATTTGTCTGAATCAAGACACGCTTGCCCTCACCATTCAGTTCGACATGTTCAGGATCTTCGATCACAAACATATCACCTGGTTGATAGGCCTTGCCCTCTTCTACAAATGGGAAGAGTTCGACAAGTTCCTTGTAGGTTGTCCCATAGGCGATTTTTTCCCCCATGATAGAATCTTGTGCCATGACACGTACTACTTTATCGATTTTATTTGCAAGCGCAGAGAGTCGATTCTGCTCGGTCTTGTTTTGGGCAATCTGCTGCTCAGCTTGTTCAAGCTGCGCTTGTGCTTTGACGATTGCAGCTCCTGGATCAAGCTCAGCACGAATGATATTTTTAACCGATTCAATCAATTCTTCATCTGACTTAGCCATCTGATTGCCTGGCAATTCACGAGAAAAAATTGTATAAGGTGATTCACGATGAATCACGACTTCTGTTGTGTCAAATTTCAAGTATTTGCTTCTTACTGTATATTCTGTTGCCATTTTCTTATTCTCCTTTATCTGCTGGTTTAGTTTGTTCATCAAGCAGAGCTTCCAGCTCGTCCACTCGTGCTTGAAGTCTTTGATTTTCAGCCAATTGTTCTTCCAGCTGAATGCTCAAGAGATTATTTGCAACCATTGTACCGTTTGATGTATCGGATAAGTCGTTGATTGTCATCCGAAGTGCGCGGTTAAGCTGTTCTGTATTCATTTTCTAAGTTCTCCAATCTGTGTGTAAGTTTTTGATTTTCAAGAGCAAGCTCCTGAATAGCTTTGAGTGCAATATTGGTCAATCTGAGATTATCCAGGTTCAGCGTGTCCCCATTCTCATAGACGAGCGTAGGGTCCACTGCTTGGACTTCTTGGGCAATCAAACCAATCTTTGTGTGCGCTTGTCGTGGTCTATCCTCTTGCTTCTTCCAGTCGTATTCCTTGAACTGGAATTGATGGATATAATCAAGAGCCTTGTGCTCACAATCAATGATGTTTTCTTTCAAACGTCTGTCTGAGAAATGCTGGTTGACAACTGACCACAGACTATATGCTGTGCCATTGTAACTATAGTAGATATCATTCCCTGATCCACCAAAACTCAAACATACGTTATTTGAGTTCCAAAGACCAATCGTGGCTGTTAGCTTTCCGTTAACACTACCCGTATCGGTCTTAAACCAACCTATCCCTTTTGCTTTAATGTAGCCTTCAACGGTCATAATAAAGTCGTCGCTTTGCAATGCGGTTGTGTTAGTAGTTAAGTCTGAATCTTTATAAATATATAGGCCATAAGGGACATTATCACCACGACCATACGAGCCAATAAATTGAACTCCCAAACCGTCTTTGGAATCAACCGTTCGAGGTACATTGATTTGCAGACCACCATCCACGGTATCAAAAGAGCCGTAAGTGCCTAGCTTGATTTTAGTGTGACCAGTTAAAGTCACACCCGAAATACTAGACCCTGTGATGGTTCCACCTGCGATACTAGACCCTGTAATGGTTCCACCAAGAATTTTTCCACCAGTCAAGACACCTGTCTTGATTTGACTTGCATCAATCGCAACGCTCTGAACACGGTTAATGAATGCTTGCTTGGCAAAAAGCTGGGTCAAGTAAGCTTCATTCGCGACAAGCTTATTGAAGAAAGCCTGGTCAACTTTCAATTTTTCGGCCGTGACCGCTTCAGCATCCAAAGCAATAGCAGTAACAGATCCTGCAGCTATCTTACCAGTAGTAATCGCACCGTCCACGATCATATCAGACTTGACTTTTATTTTAGGAGCGATGAGTTCAATGGCTCGAGGACTGACAGAGATGGTTGATGCGAGCTGTTCACCCGTGATTTTCGTTGAGCCGATAGTCACCCCGTCAGCCGTTACTTGTACCCTCGCCTTATTTGCTGCATCCGCTACCTCCGTGCGAATTTCACTAGCTGTCTGAGCAATGGCGCTCTTAACCTTGTCTTTGAAAAATTGAGTTAGAGCCCCTTCGTTTGTCTGTTGGATTTTAGACCAAAGTGTGCTTTTCGGATCTCGTAGTTCTAATTCAATATTTCGCATGTCCTTAAACAAACCAGACAAGGAACGCTGAGTGACTGTCGGTTCTACGAAGCTAGTTGGAAAATCTCCCTGTTCAATTTGAATATCGGTCAGCACTGTGTCACCTACGCAACCCATATGATGCAGTTTCAACAGTTCGTATCGTGTCCGTGGCTGAAAGACCTTATAATACCGACCGTTGTGCTCAAGAGCAGAGGAACGAACGTTTTGAATTGTTATATCCACAATCAACCTCCAAAAAATTTTATAGCGACCGACCCGTAATAACTTCTATATCGATCAAATCCACTCTTGCGTTCAAATTCTTCTATGCTATCGGAAAAAGTTATGAATAAATGCCCAGAATGATTTTCTAAACTAGAAAACGCTAGTTGTTGTCCATTTATCTCTAGAGCGGTAATATTGTTAGATTGCAATGTTATCTCGGTAATTCCGATGATGATTCTGCGACTATTTCGATCGTAATTTACTGGCAAGTATCCGTTAAATAGCACTTTCACCTTTCGCCAAACCAACCACTTACCAACGTATCGTTGAGTGATTTCTTTATTACCTACATATATTCCTTGTCTGGCCATGTTGCACTCCTCTATTCGTAGACATCATAGATAGTATTACTATCCTTGTTAGCAATCGCATTATATTGAGCTTTTGAACCAAACCAATACTTCAGAGGTTGTCCGTCGTTTTGATTAATGATATTTTGTCCTGGTGCCCCATCTGAACCTCTTGGCCCTTGTGGACCTGTTATTCCTGTAGCACCTCTTGGTCCTTGGGGGCCTCTCAAGCTCTCTTTTTGCTGAGATGTCAAGGCCTCGAAGCGCATGACACCATCGGCACCTTTAGGACCTACGTCGCCACGGTCACCCTTCGGACCTGTCTGACCTTGCGGACCAGTTAGACCTTGTTGACCTTGAATACCTTGAGGTCCTTGTTCCCCGCGTTCACCTCGGTCTCCCTTTGGCCCTGTGAGATATTGTAAGGATGAAAAACGGTCACGACCATTTCCGACCTTGACCATTCCTGTATCGCTCTCAACACCTAACTCACCATCAAGTAGAACTAAGCTACTTGATAACCAATCACTGGCTGACATGCGTTTGTGTTGAACTCTTACGGGTATTGCTTCCGTCATAATTTACCTCCGTCAAAAATAAAAGTCGGATTTTCACTCCAACTCCCGTCATATCTTGAATTTTGACCGTCTGCGAACATCTTGTAAACTGGTGTCAGTTCAATCTGTGATGTCTGATTATCAATCGTCACAGATCGTTCTATGTTCTGATACCAATCGCCTGAGAAGGTCAGACGATAGTCACCGTAGTAGACTGCCAAGACCTGCTCCTCTTTCTGAGTCAGGTCCTTGTCAATCGCTGGCATGACCGTATTAGCAGGCGCCAAATGAACGTGCCCACCGTAAAACGATGTCTTGTTGACTACCACTGTCACATCTGTCTTACCATAAGGCGTACAGGTTGCTGACCAACTGATAACATACTTCTTGCCTACTTCAAATCCATCTCCATTATGTCCGACTTCTACGAAATCCGTTCCGTAACTAATTTTCTTAGCCGTACCACCATTCAAACGGTTCTTGTTGTACTGGGCCGTGCCATCGCCACCAATAAGCTGAGCATTGACCCGTGCAGTCTCGCTGACCTGTTCCAGCTTCTTATTGAGTTCCGCTATAGAGTCCGTACCACTCATGAGTTCTTCACGAATCCGCTTCACGAACTCAGGACGCTCTTTCTCCATTTCTTCGTGGATTTTAGCCCCAACTTCTTCAGCCTTGGCTTTAGCAGCGTTGAGACCGTCGGTGAACTCGTTCTTCAGTTCTTCAGTTTTGCGGTCAAAAGCGAGATCCGCATTCTTGAGCTCTCTTGCTAACTGACGTTCAAAATCATCATGAAGTTGTTGAGCTTCACCCTTGACTGCATCACTAACTGCATTCCCAATCGCATTTGCAAGGCCTGACTGGAATTGACCGAATCCGATAGATTTCAGCTTCTTAGCCATCGGTGAGTAGGTGTATTTAGTAATCTTCTTTCGCACGTCAAGATTGTAGTGTTCGTGGAAAATACTCACAACATCAAACATCTGGACAGGCACATCGCTTTGTCCGACAACCTCAAGCTCAAGGCTATCTTCCATCATGTCACAGAGCGATGTTCGATAATACTGCTCACCATACTTACGAAGGCTTGCTTCATCCTTCACATCCTGATCATTAACCTCAATCACATCTTCGTAGATTTGACTGTACTTGTTAATGAGTGGACTACCGATGGTAACTGTGAAGGTACGATCAGGCGCTTTCTCTTCCTCACCTTTGACAGTCGTAGTGAAAGTAATTCGAGTCTTCAAAGACTTAGTAGAGGTCTTGTGCTGGTAGCTAGATAGGTTCTTTTTGTACATAAAAAGCGATTCATTTTCTGAACCGCCATTTTTTAAAAGTCGAACCTGATAGCCATGGCGAACAAGGTCGCCACCCCATTGACCAATAATAGAGTGCTTATCTTTCGCGAATGCTTCCATAGCATTCTTAGAGCCAATGTTAAAGGTGTGTCTATCTTCAATATCAGAAAAGAATGAGAACGGATTGTCACGAGTGATACTTCCAGCAAAACGACTCAAGGCAGTCGAACCAGTCTGCCTATCCAAAGAAATAGGATTGACCACATAGTTATTCAAGAGAGTGAATACTTGGTTGGCATAGACTTGAATATAGCCGTGCTTCTTCTCAACCTCGAAGATGACGAAATCCTGTTCACCGTGAAGGTCATCAGCCGTTAGAAAAGTCTCTTCCTTCAACTTCTCCCACAATGGATCGGATGTCGGAAATCGGAAGCTCAATTGGTAGGTGCTATTATCCTCTTGAACAATTTCATCAGAATAGGCAGCATTCAGAGGCATATTCCCATTTGTTAAATAAATCAAATCTTATACCTCCAATTTGGTCGAATAGTAATCTTACGGACGGTTCCAGTAAACGAAACACCAATCTTACCAGTCGGGATTTCTAAGAACCCTCCACGCTTCCGAAGTGTGTTCTGAACCGAACCAGTAGCATTGTAGATGTTCTGCTTTCCTTGTCTACAATCGATTGTAGCCTTGGTCTTAATCGTAAGATACATGGTCTTACGACCAATCGTAAGAGAGATATCACCATCCCCCTCGATTTCGATGATAGGCTCTGAATAGATTGTTCCAAGATTATTGATTGTACCAGATGCAGTCAGAACCACAGGTTCTACGCTCTTCTGATACCTGAATGGTTGCATTTCTAACTTGATTTCTAACTTCCAAGCATGATTCCCAAAAGGTTCAAAACTAGCAGTCACAAAGTTAGCATAAAACAATGAGCCAAGCTGATAGCTAAATTCCAAAACGTTATCATTCGATTGAAACTTATCAAGAATACTTGAAATCTCAACCATTTTTTTAACGTATAGAATGAAGGTCCTTTCGTAACTGTCGAAAGAACCGTCTAATACACGATAACTGCCATTGACTCCATAAAGGTCAGCTTTCTCTCCTTTCGGCTTAGCAGCCTCCACCTTCCCAAAATCTGTCACAACACAACCAGGAAGGCTTGATGTATTAAAACCGTTGATAATCATATAATCCATTAAATTCCTCCCCTCGCATAAATAGCACCATGTTGTTCGTAGGTTTTGAGCGAGATAATGTCATTGTCTAGATAGACATCTGACGATTTCTCAAGGATAGCAGTAAGGATTTTCTCCATACTTGCTCTCAGAATCGCTATCTCAGACACGGTTTTACTCTCATGTGCTTCAAATTGAGCTGATGGCATAGCCAACTGCGCCTCAAGACTTTTTGTAACTGAGGCAGAGGAATTCAGATCCAGACCATCTCCTGAAAATACATCTGAAATTTCATCAGCCATGCCTCCGACCGTTTGTTTAACATCCTTAAATTGGTCTTGCAATCCTCGGTCTAACCCTTTCATGATTGCATTACCTGCTGGAATCAACAATTTCCGGTCATATTCGATAGGTCCTTTATGGTCAGCGATCCAACCAGCAATACCACCAACGAAGTCAGTTACAGAAGACCACACCGACTGCAATCCATCCAAGAATCCTTGTAAGATAGCTTGACCAGCACTGAAGAGGTTAATGTTCCACAACTGATCAAAGAATCCAGTCACATTGCTTACAAGAGTAGAGACAGCATTAGACATAGTATCCCATGCACTCTGTGCTCCAGATACCAGACCGTCAATGATACTTAGTACGCTAGCTTTTAAAGTCTCCCACGCAGAACTTGCTACACTCTTAATAGTTTCCCAAATGTTAGATAATATCTGAGAAAATCCATCAAAGATAGCTTTCCCCGCAGAGGACAATCCATTCCAGATTGATTCCCCGACGCTCTTGATTGCGTTCCATGCAGTTTCCCAATCACCATTGATAACAGCCATAACAGCCGTGATGATTCCACCAATAACGTCCATAGCTGTCTGAATAGCAATCTTAATCAATTCCCAAACAGTCGTAACAACCGTGCAAATATTGTTCCATGTCCCCTCGATAAATGGAGCAAGGATATTCATTGCGGTTTCAATAATAGATTGAATAATCGGCATAACGGTCTGAATAACCATTTGAATAGCATTCCATGTGGTTTCAAATGCACTTTGAATAATTGGTAAAACAGTTTGAAAAACAGTTTGAATCGCATTCCAAACTGTTGAGATAGTAGTTTGGATAAGGACTTGATTTTCTTCCCACCATGTAGTGATTTTCCCCCACACATCTTTGATAAAATCAGCTACCGATTGGATAATAGGCGAAACAAACTCAACCATTGCATTCCATGCAGTAGTAGCCGCTTCAACCATACCATTCCATACTTCTGTGAGTACAGGAGCAATCCCTGACCATGTTTCAGATAGCCAAGACAGGAAATCTTGAAGAATTGCCTTCCCAGTTTCTGTTTGAGTAAAGAACCAGGCTAATGCAGCAACTGCTGCTGCAATCCACCCCACAAGAGGAATTGACGAAATAGCAGCCATTGCTGAAGTAGCAAATCCTGAAATTGCCGTCTGAACGATTGTAAAGATTCCTGGTAGACCACCCAATCCTTGAACGAATGTAGCAATTTTAGCAACGGGAAATCCAATCCCTAGAGCTACTACAGCAGACTTGAGTAAATCTGCCGCTAACTGATTTTCTTTGAAAAAACTCGTAATTTCCTTAATGATCCCCGAAGCCTCTCTCAAAAATCCCGTTAATGTTTCAAATGCAAAACCGAGCAGGTTTACTCCCTGCTCTCCGTCCTTGATTCCTAAAAGATCACCAACTAAATCACCGACAATACTCAATACGTCACCGATTGCAGAACCAATGTTCTCAAAAGTGACTCGGATATTGTCTGCAATGTTGATAATTTGGTTCGCTGCATCTTCGCTAAAACCAATTGTATCTAATATCTCAAAATTCGCCTCTTTATCCATAGACCCAAAGATCATATCAAAGAAGGTTTCGAAAATTCCTGTCACATGTGCAAGTTGATCAAAAACAGCGCTCCCAAAAGCATCTCCGAAAAGTTGAGAAGCAATATCACTGAGTCCGTGTGTTAAAACAACACCTAGCCCTGATAAGATATTACCAACCATCGGTAAGAAATTTCCGAATAGAAAGGTTTTGGTAGTTTCTAACAGTGCCTCCAAAGCTGGCGTTACATTTTCACCAATTGCTATCTTACCTAAAACGTTTTGAGCTGCCGCCTTCATGGATTCAAAAGATCCACTAAAAGTAGAAGCAGCCTCTTTAGCAGTCGTCCCAGTAATATCCAGATTCTCCTGAATAGCGTGGATGGCGCTATAAACGTCTGAAAGATTATTGATGTCATATTTAACACCCGTCAATTTCTCTGCATCAGCCAAAAGCCGTTGCATTTCTTGCTTGGTACCACCATAACCAAGTTTTAGGTTATCGAGCATTGTATAATTCTGCTTAGCAAAGCCTTGATATGCCATTTGAATACTTTCCATAGATGTACCCATCTTGTTCGCATTATCTGACATATCAATCATGGCCATGTTAGCTGTTTCTGCAGCTTTGTTTGTATCACCTCCCAAAGACTGCAAGAGACTAGCTGAAAAGCCTGTCACGTTTTCCATGTAAGCATTAGCAGATAGACCTGTTGTTTTGTATGCTTCATTAGCATAACCCTTGACCTTATCAGCTGAGCCCTTGAAAAGAGTTTCAATACCACCAAGTGATTGTTGAAGCGCTGCTCCTTCACTGATAGCAGCTGAAAAGGCCTTGCCAATTCCAGCGGCTGCAATAACTCCTGAAATAGCGCCCACCATTTTAGAACCGAGGGACTCGCCTGCGCTAACGCCAGCAGAGGCAACTTCGCCACCTATTTCTTTTTGAATCATTCCACTAATGCCTTTAGCAGATGGAATAATTTGTACATAGGCTTTTCCTAATTCGGTCGCCATTAGTCCTCACCTCCTACCTTGGCTAAGAATTCTTTACGGTATTTTTCAAAGTCCTCACCAGATTCAAACACTAGATGCTCTCTTTCATCCTTATCCTCTTTATGTGTCAATTTATCAAAGATAGATTTAGGACGATTCTTCCCTTTCTGTCCATCCTTCGTCTGAATCCAAAGTGAAAGAGAAAGTCTATCAACTATACCAGCTAACAGCATTATTTCTAAGGAAACGATTTGACCAGACAAGCGTTGCTTGATACGAGAATCATCTCTTAACCCATAGGCAAAAACAGCTACCTGCAAGAGAGGTAGCTGTCGGAAACTGTATATCTGATAAGTTTCAGCTAGATCACAGATAAGCGCATCTTCATCTAGTTTGATCATCTGGTTAAGGACTAGGATTTTTTTAACTCTTGAACAGTATTGAAAACAGCCTTTAATTCTTCTGCTAGCTTATCAGTTGGTACGATGCCGTCTTCTTCTCGCAAGTGATCCTTGAAAGCCTTAGCCTGCTCTTCACCAAATAACAACTTGAGAACTTTAGGAAAAGCTTGACCATTCCCTTCATCGACTTCACCCAATAACTCAAGCAGCTCATAGTTGTTTAAACGGCGCTCTGAAATTTCAAACTTAAAACCTGACGGTGTTGTTCCTTTAATGTTTTTAGCCATTTATCACGCCCCCTGAATGTACTCATAGTGAGTATTATTTTGATCATCTGGCAAAGCAGTAATAGTGAGATCATAGCCAATTGGTTCACCGTCTTTGTAACTGATTTCCCCAATTTCACTAACCTTACCTCTTGGAATGACAATCCGTTTCAGTGCTCCATTTCTCAAGAACATATCGATGACAATACAATGCTCTTTCAATTCATCTGAATTAGCTTTAACAGTGATTCCTGTCTTCAAATCACCACTGACATTAGCTGCCCCATAAGTTTCCTTAAGAACGTCCACATTGAGACCTTCAATCAATTTGTATTTGAAAGTATCTTTCTTGTCAGTTTGAGATGATAGAACAGTCTGACCACCCCAAGCCTTTACATCTTCGCTTTCTGGTGAGTTTTCATTTGTCAAACCATCTTCTGAAATGAATCCCAAAGTTTTTAATGCAGCATCTAACTCGGATTTTGCATTCGTTGGCAAAGTTGTCCCTAACGGGGCGCTGAATACAGCCCCGCTTGCTTTCGGTTTTGCAGCAGTAACGTTAGCTTTAGATGCAACATTAGCTGTAACTGTTTGTTCTGATCCTTCCATAGAATCCTCCTTTTAAAAATAATTAATGTCATATACCGCTTGATAGCGATATTGTTTCGTGTCGGTGTCTGTAAAGTTATAGTCGCTATTGTGATGGACACCACTAATCTCATTAACCGTGATGAGATTCTCAACTGCTTTTTTGACTTTCTCATTCAATTCAGCAGCCTTTTGCAAAGATGGCCCATAGCTTTGAAAAGCAAAAGTAGCAGAATGGACATAATCACTTCCACCACTTCCAGTTTTTTCTAAAATGACATAACTTTCAGGCATGTCTGGTTCATGTTCAAAAAAAGACGGAACATCTAACATTCCGTCTAAAAATTTTTTTACAATTACTTCAATCATCTCATAGCCTTCAGTAAAATATTATGTTTTTTATTTCGAGCCATACTCTTGATATCCGTGGTGCTAATTTTGGCATTGGCTCGTTTTTGACCAGGAGAAACCTTTAACTCAAAACCTTCGCCAGCGCGTTCTGCAATTTCACTTCCCCTTTCTTTCAAAATGCCTTGCATTTCAGAAGAACGTAAAAGAGCAGAAACACCCGCTGAGTTCAATTCAAATTTCACTTTACTCATACGCTTCAACCATCACTTTCTTGTTCCAGTCCAAAGGCATCATGGCTTCAATGCCTTCTAACGGGAAGCCAATCGTGCGCCATTTACGTCCAAAGAAACGAACCTCACGGTCTTTCCACTCGTTCTGATCGCCTTTTGGGATTCCTAGCGTATAAGCAGCCTTCTTTCCAGTCAAATTGAGCTGATTAGTGACGTCTTCTGTTGAAGCTGGGACAACCAGAACATTATCTACTTGAATTTCAGTATTCTCATAGATAGGATGCCCAAAGTCATCCCTACCATTCTTGGTTTTCCCAATCAAAGTTACAGTAATTCCTTTAATCCGTCCCATAGATATCAATCACCCCATATCTTTGCTTTTTCAGGCCCAGACGTTTCAATTCTGAATCCTTGATAAAGAGACCACCTCCAGGGACTAGATAAGAACCACTCACTGAGTAGCCCAAAGCACTTTCAGCAAATTGAGTCACTGGCTCCTGGTCAGTTGAAGTCATCAAGGTACGAGCTACCACATCGACTGTAACGGATTTGACTACCACGGCAAAAGATGGATCAGTAGCCACTAACCCATCTAAATCTTTACCAACTTTTTTAGCTTCAACACGAAGAGAATGAGAAACAACTTCCAACAGCGCCTCGGCTCGTTTTTCCTCATCGAATTTCAACGCTCGCCACAATTTTTTCAAATCTTCTACTGTTGCAAAGTTTTCCATTTCTACCTCCAGTCAGGCGACTACTGGACTTCAGTGTCAGCTTGTTCGATCAGCGAAATCAATTCAGGTTTTGTGGCACGATTATCATAAGTAATACCTTTTTCATCAAGGATTTCTTTCAATGCTGCGTTAGTCAATGAGTCCAAAGGTTTGTATTCTGCAATTGGAAGCCAGTCGCCTCCACTAATTACATTTTCAGTAACGATAGTAGCCCCTGTTTTTACATTAATGTATTCCATATACTACCCCGCTTTCACAATACGAGCAAAGCTGTTTTTGTCCAAAATTCCCCATCCGAGATAGATTTCTGCACGAAGATAGACTTGGTTATAACCTTTCAAGTCTTTTCCAGAATTGTCTGGATCACCATATCGAATGACTTCGAGTGGAATCTGCTTAGCATATCCCCATTTAACCATGTTAGCAAAGTCACCAACAATAGCAACATCCTTATTGGTTCCAACATTAAGACCAACTGTAGTATTCACGTCTACAGGTAGACCATTAATAGCTCCTGGATTTGCTCCCCATGCCAATTCAGGGTAAAGGCGCTCATTAGCTGAGTTCTTCATACTAGCAAGTGCGCTTGCAAATGTAGTATCAATAGCCATACCGCTAACGATATTATCAGCCCCTTGAATCATCTTCACTGCTTCTTCGACATTAGTATCTGGATCGCTTGTTGTAAAGTTCACTATCTGAGTGACCGCTTTGTCAAAACAGTTATCCCCAATAACAGCGGATTCTTGTTTAGTACGTGGATTTACGCCATGGAAGGCCATGATATCAATACCACGAGCTACTTTATTAGCAAACCCCTCATTGAATGACTTCAAAATATCGATTTTAGCCTCTTCTGATGCAAAAATGAACTCATCAGATACACGAGCACCATACTCAATTTTGATAGGTACAATAGTTACAGGTTCTAGACTTGCACCACCATGCGTTTTCTTCCCGTTTTCTGCAACGATGTCTACATCAGCATCTAACGAGAACGTGAATTCTTTCAATCCATTGAAAGGAATCGCTTGTTGATTAGACAATTTAGCCAGTGAGCTGTGACCCCTAACTTTGTTGATAAGGTCTGTCACAAGCATTGGGTCAAATAATGTTCCTCTTGATAGTTGATCTGTCATATATTTTTACTCCTTTAATCTTCAAAAACTAAACCTTGTACTAGGTTTTTATAAGATGTATTTTCAGTTTTTTCTAGAGTAGGCTCTAGATTTCGCATTGGTGCGAAATGTTCAGTAGGTTTTACGAAAGATGCTAAGCGCTCTGCATCTGCTTCAAAGCTTTCTTCATCATTTCCCTGCAAACGGTCTGCAAGGTCGTAAGGTAATCTATGTTTCAATGCAATGCGAGTTCGCAGACTAGCCGTCTCATAACCAGCGATTTTATTCTGCAATTCTTCAAGTTGCTTGTCAGCATCTGCCTTGCTTTGATTAGTAGCTTCGATTGTTGACTTCAAGCCAACATTTTCTTCTTCCAATTCTGCAACACGAGATTTGAGCTGGTCATAGTCGCCATACTTCTCTTTCTCTCGAGATAAGCGACCCTTAATAGCAGCATCAAATTCTTCTTGTGTAGTGATTGGTTTAAATTCTGACATTCTCATGTCTCCTTTCTCCTGCTTCCCCGGCAGTTCGGTAATTTTTTGGCATCAAAAAAAGCAGTCATCTGACCGCTTATTTTAATAACTAATTTTTTGCTTTTTCTTAGGCTTAGTCGTAGCACAAGCCCAGTGCGCAAGCAAAGCACTATCCATCAAAGAAATATCCATATCGTCAAAGTGCGATCGATAACCAAAGCCACCGTTTGAGCCAATATTCCGCTTATCGCAGTTTGTAGCTACTTTTGATAGAGATGGTTGGCCTGCGTGACAGATGGTCTTCTGGTAAATTCCCTGTTCCCAAAGAGCGTTGGCCACGATGATTTCTTTCACCGTCGGCAGAATCACATTCTTGATTCTGTAGTCCTTCAACTCTTCGTCCAAGATTTTTTGACCACTTGCGCCATCTATGACAATCTGAGCCACATCAGCTTGTCTCAGAAAAGCGACCATCCACTCATTACCATTACGAACAGACTGACAGTCCACTGTTTCAACAAAGTAACGGCCATCCTTGGTCCGTGCAGCAATACTCAATGCTACGTTCGTTCCATCTTGGCCATACTTGATCCCAACAGACAGCTTGCCAGACAATTCTGGGATATCATCCACCTTGAGCTCATTCCACTCCGTTTCAGAAATAGCAGATTTCTGGTTGTAAGTCGGCCAAAATCCCAAACGTTGGATATTATGGTCCAGCTTATCCTCACCAAGCTCTGCCTCAATCTTCCGCTCATTCAAGTGGTATCCCATAGACGGATTAGAATTATACCAGGCTTCCACATCGTCAATTTCCTTTTCATCGGATACCGACCACTCAGCCCATCCAGAATACTTCCCTTTCCCGAAAAGACAAGTCTCACGATACTTAGTAAAGACCGTTCCACTTGATACTGGTGTCGGAGGTGTTCCACACATGATTGTGATAGGATTCGCACTATCTGTCACCGTGTATTTTAAAGCAGATTCTTGCTCAGTCGTGTATTCTTGAGCCTCGTCAATGATCAGCATGTCAAAGCCTTCACCCAGACCACCATTGGATGTTCTAGTACGGAATTGGACAACACCACCCGTTGAATAAAGTTCAATCCGCTCCTGCCCCTTTGCCCTAATGGAATTAAAATCCTCACCATCCACATATCCCATTTTCTCAAGGTATCGCTTGACCTTTTCAAAAGAGGAATGAGATGTAGAAATCCGGTGAGCCGTATGCAGGATATTCAATCCTTCATGTAGCCCCCAAATTTCACCGATATATAGGATTTCAGATTTCCCATTACGACGAGGAATAGAGTAACCAAACTTCTGATGCACCCAAAGACCATTTTTATCAACAGCCATCAAAGGCAACAAAAGATTCTTCTGCCAAGCATAGCAAGAAAGACCAGTCCGCTCGTAAAGTTCAATCGCTTCTTTAGCTTTTGAATTTTTCTTGACGTATTTTAAAATCACCGATTGAGTAGGATTCTGATTGCCAAGTTTCTTCCTCGCCATTCCACATTCCTTTCAATCGTCATCGCATGATAACCCTATCGCTGGGAGATATTGGATCACCTCCTAATCTAAACCACAATAAAAGCACCCTTACGAGTGCTACATTAATAAAGACGGTCTTCGTATCCATCTGGTTTTACATAAGGTTTATTTTGAGATATACATTTTTCAACCGCCTTTTCAATTTTTTCAGCGGTTACAAAATCTATCTCATCCTCAAAGAAAATATCTGACGGAAATCGTTCTCTAAAGTGAATTAAATATTTCGCTTCCGCGATTTCTACTCTCAGACTTACTTCCTCATCAATCACATGAAACATTTCAGACTCCTTTCAAAATATCATTAACAATTTTATGATAAACGTTTACTGCATTTGGTAATATTTCCTTTACCACCCGATATGCCTCAGGATCGACTGCTATCAGTTCAGAAATTTCAGCAAAAAACTCAGCTTCCGCCGAACCTGGCTTCTTCCAGTAGTTCTTGCCATGTCCATATCCAAATGGTTGAGGCTCTTTATACCAGCCTGTAGCTTCTACCATATCTGAAAGATTCGCAACCGCAGAAGGATTTTCTTTGAATAATTCTTTCATCTCCTCCTGGAATTTTTTTTGATTTTCTTTTGCAGTCTTAATGATTTTATTCTTTTCAGATTGTTTTGGATTCTCACCTAATTCTTTAATCATCGGTAAGTCTCCATTAATGCGTCTCCATAAATCTTCTCTAATTGTTTCTCTTAGATTATATTGAGGTAAATGAGAACTATGTGTTGCATATACTGAAACTTTTGTCGTTTCTCCAAATAGTCGTACTTTCTTTTCTCCGATAACAACTTTTTTTCCTTTGGTTATAGCTTGTAAGCCCAAATAATCCAAAGCGTGGCCATTTTCATGAAATGTAGTTGACATTGGTTTAGCCCAGTATTTGTTTAAAGTTTTTACTACCTTCCCATCGAAAGCGCTTTGGTTAAGTTGTACACGATTTTTCTCAGCAAAATTTCCTGTTTTACCAAGTTTCTCGTACTCTATTTTTGATCCTAATTTTTGGTACAACTTCAACGTATTTTCATCTTTAATTGTATCAAAAATATCTATGAATTTCTTATAATTGTCCGACCCAACTTTTTTGGACATATCTGTTTTCTTAATGGCATCAATAGCCTCATTTTTATAATGGAGCCATTGTCTGTTTTTGAACTCAGATTCCTTTTTTTCAATATTTTTTTCAGTGTACTGTTTTTGTTGTTTAATTCGCTCCTCTTTGTGAGATTTACTATCTTCCTTACTCCATTTTTTTGTCCAAACATTTTGGATCTTACCACTTTTAGGATCATAGTCTACAATACAACGACAATGCTGATGCCTTCTATAAACGTCCTTCGGAACTCTTGGATATTTATAATTCCCTTGAACTTCCTGACACCACTCACAACAATGAAAATACGATTTTCGGACAATCTCAGGTTGCAACCCAGACTGATGATGAAACTCCGCATTCTTCTGAATGCTATCATCAATAATGGACTGAGTAAAGTTCACAATAGGTTCACCGAGTAACCAACTGACATCCTCAAAATTTTCCTTAGACGAAAAACGATTGACTATGCCAGCTATTCGATCCAGATTTAATTCAGGAACTTGAACTTTCAGACCGATTTTTGCTTTATCGTTCAAATTCTTCTGAACATCACTAGCATAACCACTCACAAGTTCGTGATTTCGTCCTAGCACATCCGTCAGCAAACGCTGAGCGATATTGTAATACATTTTTCCGTCTGGCAATTTATCAGCGCTCAGAGACGTTCCTAGAGCCTTAGAGAGAATATCGCCAATTTCAATCGCAAACTCATTTGCAGTTTTGTAAGTGGCTTTTTTTGCCTTCAATGTAGCAAAAGCATTTCTGACAACCTCGCTCTTACCGAAATCTCTCTCAAACCTCTCCTGAACCTCTTGCAAGATACCAGGTAAAACATCATTCTCCATTTGAACCACCCTCGCTTACCACTGGTTTAGCTGACATGTCTCCAGCGATACCAGTAAGATCACGAATTGTCTCCGCATTGATGTAGCCAGGTAAGGCCCGATTCAATTTCACAACTCCGTCACCAATCATAGTCATCGTATTCGCATCCGCTTCAAACAATGGCTCCCACTTGACTGTGGTTCTCACAAATTGGCTTCTAGCATAACGAAACTCATCACGCAAGCAAGCAGCAACATAAGCCACATTCAGCAAACCTGCTCCCAGCGACCGCTGAGCCTTCCGACCAGCTAGACGCAAATTCTCATGACTAGCCTTGATAGCTTCAACAGATGATGGATTATCTGAAACGAAACCAAGGTCGTCCAATGTTAGCCCCATTTCGCCAGCAAATCCAGCAGCAGCAGTTCTGAGCTGTTCTGTAAAAGGTGACATGCTAGCAGTAGTAAACTGCCCAACGCTCGGTTTCTCGCCTTTATCACTAGAAGAAATCGTCAACAAGCTTGATACAGTAGCTTTCCATTTCTCCATAGGCTCTGCATCAGGATCAAGTCCAAGAATATATTTCTGTGGCCATGAGTAGAACTCAGCAGTGATATCAGCTCGTTCCAAGGTACGCTTAGCGTATTTCTGATAATACATACCAGCTCGGGTGATACGACTCCGACCAAACGGACGAACCGCATCAGGACGATGAATGACCGGAACCAGCAGAGGGATACCAGTTTCATTTACAACCGAATATGGCCTACCATCTTTCGGAATAAAATGAGTAGCATTAGGCTCGAAGTAGGCTTCAAGCGTTGAACGATTATAATCATCACGAGCCAACACCGCATAACCTTCCACAAGCAACCCAGTGATAGGATCAATGACACCAGTTGCATTACTTGATTCAATGACTTGCAACCTCACCTCATCATCTTCACCCTTCGAAATGTAGACGAAACTACACGAACCAATCAGCGCAGCTAAAATGGCACTATCAAAGAAGATATCAGGATTGTTACGATCAAAAATTTCTGTAACATTAAAATCATCGTTAGCAAATTCCCTGAAAATCAAACGATCTGCAAGACTATCAACTCCCTTTGCAGCCCAACCAAGAACAGCTTGGTACTTCACCCTGATATGTGGAGGAATTGTAATTCCTGTCGGTGATTCATAGTATTGCATTGCATAATGCTTGTACCTCAGATTAACTCTGCTCCGATAGAGAGTCAACTTTCTCCTGAGATAGTCAATTCCTCTTAATTCCAAACCGTTCTCCTTTCATGTGATGATTTGGCGCGAGAAAAAATGTACAGTGACGGTGTGAAGCCCTCGAGCG